ATACCTATCAAGGTCGGGGTTTAACCTTTACTCGGTACAGTCTTGATGGCCTCGTCTATATCTTGAGTCTGTGAAACAAGTCCAGAAGCATGTCAATCTGTTTGGATTGACCCCGTCTAATGTAAAGAGTGGGGTGGCTCTAGAGCCACCCCACTCTTTATTGGGAATTTTTACAAAATTTCAATTTTATGAAATTTCAAAATCCTGTCAACCCTCATTGACGTTTCTTAACTCCTGGCTGCCATTCTAGCCAATTTTGCGACCATTATGTCAATTTTGGTTGCTCTTTACAGACATGCAAGCGCCTTTGATAGAATAAATTATAGGAGAATATGGGTGAGGGGGCAAAAATGCCGGGTGCTACGGAACCAAAACTAATGCCAGTGGGGGAACGAAAACTAATGCCGATGGGCAATGGTGGTCTAGTGGTGACCGTACCAAAGTTCTGGGCTCGTTTGTTTCAGCTCAAAGTTGGGGACACCGTTGAGCTAGCGATGGACAGCGACGGGGAGCTACACATCCACCCGAAAGGAGCCACAAGGCCTGATAGTGATAGGGGTGATGGAGAAGAATCATAATACCAAAATTACCACCAATTGGCGACCGGTCTCTGAGCAACCATCGCCGCTTTGGCGGCGGCTGTGGGGTAGGCTCTTAACCGATAGAAAAACAAGCCCAGCTACCACTCACGAGGCTACTGGTGAAAGAGAATGCAAACATGGAAATGAATGGAAAGTACCAGACCAGTGACCTTTATCTCGCCGCGTATCTCCTCTCAATGGGATTAGAACTCCTTGACGTCGACCACCGGGACCAGCGACGTTGCAAGTTTGTCTTTGCAGATAGGGAAGATAGAGCCCAGTTCGTGTATTCGTTTATGGTTGGACGGGCCACAGCTAATCTTCCTGATTTTATTTATTACCTTAAGCGGGCTAAAAGGTTGCTGTACTCCGTCGAGGTCTAAGGAGATTAGTCCTAAAAAGGTGAAAGCCCCGGCTTGGCGAAGCTCGGGGCAAGGGCGAGAGAATGAGAGAGACGAATGTCTACTAGTCATAATATCAGTGGTGACCCGCAAAGTCAAGAAACGCCATTCTCCGAAGAATGTCCCTCTCTGCTGAACCACCAGAAAGATTGCTGCTGTGAGGTAAGCTAATGCCAGAGGGTATTCCCCAGCTTGAGGATGGCTTTACCAGAATTGCCAACGAGATTTTGGAAGCTATAGCCCGGACACCTCTCAGCGACTACGAGTCCAGGTGTGTCCATTTTCTTTGGCGCAAGACCTACGGCTGGCAAAACCCTGATGGCCAAAGTAAGAAGGTCGACGTCATATCCCACACTCAATGGGCAGAAGGCACTGACATTCCGCGGTGGCATATTGACAGGGTATTAACCCGCTTGGCTAAACGAAAAATTATCACAAAACAGGAAATCTACCGGGGTGCAAGGCGCATCATTCTCTGGGGTTTCAAAAAGCGGTACAAAGAGTGGCTATCACCTAAACAGGTGACACTTCAAAGCCAACTATCACCTAATCAGGTGACAGGCGAGGTGTCCCCTAAAGAGGTGACGGATAAAGCTGAACTATCACCTAAACAGGTGACGAGTCCTATTCAACTATCACCTATTCAGGGAAGGGTATCACCTAAACAGGTGACGATATCGTCACCTAAACAGGTGCACACAAAAGATAATAAAGATACTCCTACAAAAGAAAGGGGGGCACCAACAACAACTGAATTGAAGATGCTAGAGATTCTAAGAGAGCTCAAGGGCTGGCGCTATGGTCAAGCTGATGACCTGGCTTGGCTCAGGGATTTCAGGCAGGAATTTCCCGACTTTGACCTTTCGCAGCTGAGGGCTGCCCGGGACTACTACTCAGGGAAGCCGCCGCCAAAGCACAAAGGGGGGTGGAAAAATCGCTTTCGCAATTGGATGCTGAAAAAGCGGGAGTTTAAGCGCAAGGAGCACCCCGGTCCCCGGGGGAAGTCCTTCGAGCAATTTATGAAAGAGCAAGAGGGAAGCTAAATGGAACAACCAAAACTACCGCCGCACGATATTGACGCCGAGGAGGCAGTCATTGGCTCCTGCCTGATTAACGCTGAGGCGTTTATCCAGGCGGCGCCAATAATAACTACTGGTGACTTCTACTCCGAGCGGGGAAGTTGGTGCTGGGAGGCAATGAGGAGGCTCGCCGACAGGGATGAACCGATTGATCAGATCACCGTTGCCAATGAGCTCGACAATATGGGGAAGATCGAAAATATCGGTGGCGCCGCCTATCTTAGCCATTTGATATCTATAGTCCCTACTTCCCTGGACGCTGAGCACTACGCGCGGATAGTCGCCCGTTGCTCACAGGCACGGAAGCTGATTGAGTGTGCCGGGCGCATAGCATCGATGGGTTACAGTGCCGGGGCGGACATAGACACCGCGCTCAGGAAAGCCCAGGAGCTGCTGCTGGCAATGACCGGGGACACCATAAAACCCCTGGTCTACACCCCCCGCGACATAGCTGAGTATGGGATGGAGCGTTACACGCAACTCCAAGAGAAGGGTGACGAAACAGCTATTACCTATGGCTTTCATGACCTAGATATACTGACGGGAGGCGCTCACAAAGGGGACTTAGTCCTTCTTGGGGGACGGCCGAGGATGGGAAAAAGTGCGCTGGCTCAAGCCTGGGCGAACAACATGGCCCGGCAGCACAGTGTTCTTTACTGTTCTCTGGAGATGACCCTCAGCCAATTCATCGACAGGGATGTGGTGGCGGCCGTCCGCAAACCAATACCCGTTATTGCTGGGGGCCAGTATGACGAAAGGCTGTTCTCCGAGATCCTGGGGTTCCTCGGGCCGATGTCCCAGCGAAAGCTCTACTTCCTCAAGTGCGAAGGGGCACCTGTCACCACCAGCGACATCAGGGCTGCCGTAGCCAGGCTCAAACTCGAGGCGGGACTGGATGTCATCTTCGTTGATTATCTTGGGCTGCTGGCGGATGGGTACGGCCACACGGAGAATGAGAGGGTTGGGTATATCTCCAGGAGCTTGAAGGGAATAGCCAGGCAATCCGATGTGGCGGTGATTGCGGTCAGCCAGCTGTCGCGAGCGGTGGAGAAGGAGCGGTATAACAAGAGGCCAAGGTTGGCTGATTTGCGGGACAGCGGGTCTCTCGAACAGGATGCCGATGTCGTTATGTTTCTCTACCGGGACGACGTCTACTACATGGAGGAGGAGTGGGAAGAAGAGTTCAATAAGGTCGGGAACAAGTGGAAGCCAAAAGGGGAACGCAAGGCCTATCCCAGGGGGGTGGCTGAGCTCGGCGTTGAAAAGCAGAGGCAGCGGGAATCTGGCGTGGTGGTGAAGCTAAACTGGAATGGCAAGCTGATACAGTTTACCGATTATCAACCATCGGTGGAGCCACAATTAACTTTAGTGGAGGAAGGGGCAGGGGAATGAAGTTACAACCGAAGTTACAACCAATGAAGGGGGCGACTGATGGATAAGCTGGAACTAATATTCAGCCGTGAAAAGGAAACCAAGAACACCATCCGGTATCAAGAGGAGCTTGGTGAAGAAGCTCACAGCAGCCGGGATATCGCCGTCGGTACTATCTACGTCCAGAAAGAGGCACTGGGGGAGCCGGCGCCGCAGCGGCTTAAGGTAACTATTGAAGAGGACGACTAAAGAAGGGAAGTAGGCAAGGTGAAAGCGGCCATATACGCTAGAGTCTCAACAACAGACAAAGACCAAAACACGGAGGTCCAGCTCTCCAAGCTCCGGGAGTACTGTCGTGAGATGGGCTGGATTGTTTACCGGGAGTATGTTGATGAAGCCTCGGCTGCTGACTTCTTGGGAAGAGTAGGCTGGAAACACCTGATGAAGGACGCCGCTCTACACAAGTTTGATGTGGTGCTCGTCTGGAAAATAGACCGCGCCTTCCGCTCCGTTATTCACGCTGCCAATACCCTAAACATGTTGAGGAGTTACCGGGTGGGCTTTCGGAGCTACACAGAGCCATCTATTGATACTACCACTCCCCATGGCGAATTTATCTTTAATATTATGGCGGCAGTAGCTGCACTCGAGAGGCAAACGATAAGTCAGCGGGTGCGGGCCGGGATGGACTATGCAAAACGGCACGGAACCAAGTCAGGTAATAGGATTGGTCGGAAAAGATACGATATCACCTTTACAAATATTTGTAAAGCCCTACAGGCTTGTTGTGGCAACTACTCAGCGGCAGCTCGCTGGTTAATTGAAAAGACCGGGGTAACAGTTAGCCCTGGTTTCGTGCAGATAAGGGTACAGCGGGAGGGTAAAACGCTGGAGGACATTTTGGGCCAGCCTTTACAAAGCCTTGCCCCAAAATCGGGGCAAAAATAGCTAGCAAAAGAGGGCTGAGGAAAGACGTTTACAAACCAAATCTTTTGTGAAGGGGGAACCCCGAGCAACTACGGCTGGACATATAAGGAAGAATTAAGACCAAAGAGGAAAGAGCGAGGATAAGGTTTCATAGGGAGACAGGATGTATTTGGAGAAGGTGAATAATGGCGACTAAGACCTATTTAACTCCAGAAGAAGTGGAGAGCATGGCAGAGACAGCCACCTGTGTCCGAGATAGACTGCTTATCCGCGTGCTATTCTGGGGAAGCTGCCGAATATCAGAAGCCCTGGGGATTGGGGTGGAGGACGTAGACGCCATCCAGGGCACCGTCACTATCAAGCACCTCAAGGCTCGAACCAAGCTCCTCTGCCCCCACTGCGGCACCAGGATGTCCCGAACGGCTAAGTTCTGCCCTGGTTGTGGTAAGGAGGTGCCTGAGCCGCTAAGGAAAGAGCAGGAAATGCACCGAGTTAGAACAATCCCCCTGGAAAAGAAAACTATGGACATGCTCATAGACTTTATTCACCGGGATGGCACAGAGGGGCTTATCTTCAAGATTGGTCGTATCCAGGCTCAGAAAATAGTAAAGGACTGCGCCAGGAGAGCAGGCGTGGGGGAGCTGGTAAACCCCGAGACAGGTAAAGTGCGCGGCGTTTCGCCCCACCGGTTGAGGGATGCCTTCGCAGTTATGGCGGTTCGCCAGGATGATTCTACCGACGCCATCAGGATGCTTCAAGAACACCTCGGACACCAGAGCATTGGGACGACTATGAAGTATCGTAAGATAGCCGGCACGGAGCTGCGGGAGTGGTATGACAAACTGGGACGAGGCAACAGCCCCTGAGAGCCAAAATTAGGCGGTTTTCCACTATGGTTAATGGTGGTTTGATACCCATGAGGCAGGGATTAAGGTTAAGAAACGAAGGACGAGTGGGAAAATGGCTGAGGTGCTAAGACCCTACCGTGGAGGATTTCTTCGCCCTTTCGGGCTAGGAATGTTCATAAGAGACTACCTAGCTGGTCTCGGTCCCTATGGTTCCCCTAATATAGACCCATCGGAGGGAGCATGTCAGACCGATATTCGAGAGCACTACAAAACAGCATTATTTAGAGAACACGCCGAAGACGCCGTAGCCAGAGAAGTAGAGAGACGAATAAAACGCGGACTCCCCTCCATGACCTCCGAGGAAGAAGACAGATTTAAGCTTCGTGTCTTGGAGCGAATCCCGCACAAGTTTACCTCAATCAGGTCACA